GACAACTATTGAAGAGTTTAGAACTCAAGCTGTAAACATTATCGATGGATTTGAGAAAGGAAAGAAAGGTGATGAGAAACTTTTCTTTGTTCTTGATTCACTAGGTATGTTATCTACAATCAAAGAAACAGAAGATATTGGGTCTGGTAAAAATGTTAGAGACATGACCAAGGCACAAGTTATCAAGGGTACATTCAGAGTGTTAACTTTGAAACTTGGTAAAGTTGGTATCCCAATGATTGTAACTAATCATACATATGATGTGATTGGTTCTATGTTCCCACAAAAAGAAATGGGTGGTGGTAGTGGATTGAAGTATGCAGCTTCATCTATTGTATATCTATCCAAGAAGAAAGAAAAAGATGGAACAGAAGTTATTGGTAATATCATCCATTGTAAGAATCAAAAATCAAGATTGACTGTCGAGAATAAGATGGTCGATGTTAGACTTACATACGATAAAGGTCTAGATAGATATTATGGTCTACTTGACTTAGCACTAAAGTATGGTATCTTTAAACAGACATCAACAAGAATTGAACTTCCAGATGGTACAACTCAGTTTGGTAAAACTATCAACAATAATCCAGAGAAGTATTTTACAGAAGAAGTTCTACAACAACTTAATGAATGTGCAAAGAAAGAATTTAAATATGGAAGTGTGGAAGAAATCGTAGAAGAAGATGCAGAATAGAATAGAAGAATCAATCTTAAAGAATCTATTCGTCTCAGATACATTCACTAGAAAAGTAATTCCTTATCTTGAGGAAGATTACTTTTCAGATAGGTCTGAACGATTAGTCTATAAACAAATCAGTGAATACTTTATGAAGTATAATGAGTGTCCTACTCATGAAGCTCTAGGTATTCAAATGAATGATTTGTCTGGATATAATGACGAAGAGATTAAGAATGCAATGACTGTTATTAATCAGTGTAAAACAAACACTGAGGAAACACCACATGATTTTCTCGTAGATGAAACTGAGAAGTGGTGTAAAGATAGAGCAATCTATAATGCAGTCATGGAAAGTATTCAGATTATTGATAAATCATCCAACAGAGAAAAGGGTGAGATTCCAGATATTCTAAAAGATGCATTATCAGTTTCTTTCGACCAACATATTGGTCACGACTTCATCGAAGATTCAGATGATAGATTCATGTCCTACAATACTGTAGAAGACAAACTACCATTTGACCTTGAAATGATGAACAAGATTACGAAGGGTGGTTTACCAAATAAAACCTTGAATGTTGTTATGGCAGGTACAGGTGTTGGTAAATCACTGTTCATGTGTCATTGTGCATCTAACAATCTTATGATGGGTAAGAATGTACTTTACATATCTATGGAAATGAGTGAAGAAAAGATTGCAGAAAGAATCGATGCAAATCTTATGAATCTTCCCATCCAAGAACTTTCTAATCTACCAAAAGATATGTATGATAAGAAAGTAAAATCAATTCGTGACAAAACAACTGGTAAACTAATTGTCAAAGAATATCCTACTGCAACTGCACATACAGGTCATTTTAGACATCTACTACAAGAACTTAATCTCAAGAAAGACTTCGTTCCAGATATCATTTATGTTGACTATCTAAACATTTGTGCATCTGCAAGAATGAGAGCAGGTGCAAGTGTAAACTCTTATACAATGGTTAAAAGTATTGCAGAAGAAATGAGAGGACTTGCAGTTGAATTCAAACTACCAATTGTTACTGCAACACAAACTAACAGACAAGGATTTACATCAACAGATGTAGGTCTAGAAGATACATCTGAATCATTCGGTCTACCAGCAACAGCAGACTTGATGGTTGCATTGATATCTACAGAAGAACTAGAAGAATTAGACCAAATCATGGTCAAACAATTGAAGAACAGATATAATGACCCAACTTATTTCAGAAGATTCATCATAGGTGTAGATAGAGCAAGAATGAAGTTGTATGATTGTGAACAATCTGCAACAGAAGAACTACATGATTCTCCACCAGCTTTCGATAGTAGTGAATCTGGTAAAAGAATCTCTGGAGAAAAAACTGATGGATGGGACATATAACTTCTTACCAGACCAGTCAACTCATACTAAGGTCTTAACAATTGATGCTCCTAAAGAAATTATGGACATCAATCATCATCTTGTAAACTACATTCTTGATATGGATGGGAAAGGACAAGGTGTTCATGATACCATCAACGCAGGAGTAACAAACTTTACAGGATGGAAATCATTTGATAGTCCATATATGCATCAACTTTTAAATTGGGTTGGTTTTGAAATAAAAAAATATCTTGTACATGTTCCAGATTTTTTACCAGTTTTTTCTCAAGTTTGGGGTATGGGATATAAAGTAAATGATGTTACACCAGCACATTCTCATGAACCAGCTTTTATGAGTTTTACATACTATCCATATGTTGAAGACCCAGAGATTGCACAACCCTTAGAGTTATGTAAAGTTCCAGATGGTAGTATTGAAATGGATTTATCAAATTGTGCAGAACATGTGCAAGAGAAAACAAAACAATGGGGTGAACCTCTTCTTTCTATTCCACCACATACAGGACAATTAGTAGTGTTTCCCTCTTATGTGTTTCATCAAGTAAAACCAGTTACAGTTGAAACAGATAGATATTGTATAGCTGGTAATCTTCATCATGACTTTGAAGTTCAACAAGAGGGACATCCCAATACTTGACACAGAGGTACATTTTTTCATATAATGGTAGTATGAAAAATGGGATAGTAATACAACAAAGGGGTGGAGACTTTCGTCTCATCAACATCCCTCTCAATTCGAAAGAAATGCAACTTGCACTTGATAAATCTGATATTGATGCAAGTTGGGATTTAATGTGTCAAAGTGTCAGATATCGTGTAGGTATCGACATCATTGGAAATTATGATTTGGTATCCATCTTTGTAAATGGTGACGAAAGACCTTTACACTAGGGTACATATTTTAGTATAATATATGTATAAATTAAGGAGTAAATATGAAATTAGGTAATGCAGAAATAGTGATATCAAGAGAGGGTAATCTCTCAAGAGAAAAATTGTTGCAATTTTTGTTAGATGATGTTGGTTTAAATCTAGTCAAAGTCAGAGGTCAATATGATTCATATTGGTTGAGTGGTAAAGATGGTTTTGACATGATAGATGGTAACAAATATTACAAGTTGACAATAACTGATTATGGTATAGAGATTAAATGTACTGGTGATTACAATGCATTCAGTATGAAAGGTCAATTAATAGAGTGGATGAAGGCACAATTACCTTCTCCTCTTGCAAACGAGGCAGTAGCATAATGAACGATAAATTAAAGAATGCAGTAGAAAAACTTTGTGAAGATTTGACGAATGCAATGCATACAAGATGGGAACATAGTCGTGGAAAAACAACACATGACTACTCTGTAGGTCAAAAATACATTCGTATCTTCTCAGTAGAGAATGGAAAACCATCATCTGCATGGGGTTTCATTAACAAGAAAGAGTTTCAAAAAGGTGCATGTGGTATCACTTTCAAAGAAGGTGATGTTCTCAAATGTGCTGGATGGAAAACACCAGCTTTGAATGCACCAAGAGGTAATTTGTTTGAGGGATATCCAATCCCACCAAACTCAATGAGAATTTATGGGCCAGACTACTTAAGGTAGTTTGACCCAAGGGTACATATTTTAGTATAATATGTACATAGTAAAGGAGTAAATATGATAGAAGTTGCAAGAATTAGTCCCCTAACTGGTAATGTAAACAAGATGTATCTTGACATCACTCAAGAACAAGTTGAAGAGTGGAACAAGCCAGGCAAGGAAAGGAGATTGATTCAAGATATCTTCCCTAATCTTAATGAAGATGAGAGGGAGTTTATCATGACTGGTTATACTCCAGCAGATTGGAGAAATTTATATGGAAAATAAAGTAGTACCAAAGAACATTTTTATTGACATGGATGGTGTCCTTGTCGATTTTCAGAAAGGAATTAGTGAACTTATTGGACATCCTTTAGGGAGTGACAATTATGGTCATTCTGAGTATGATAGAAGAAAACAAGAATTAACTGATAAAAGGTGTTTCAGAAAGTTACCACCTATGGTTGATTATCATGAATTAATTGGTTATGTCAAACACACTGGTTTGAACTGGGAGATTTTGACAGCAGCTGGTGCAATCAACAGACAGTTGGTAGTTTACGATAAAACTGAATGGATTAAAGAGTATGTAGACCCTTTTGTGGTAGTAACATGCACTTATAGTGGTAATCAGAAGAAGATTTTCTCACAAAAAGGTAATGTATTGATTGATGACAGACCAGAGAATATTGAAGCATGGGAGTCAGAAGGTGGTATTGGTATCCTTCATAAGAATGCAAGAGATACTATTAACGAACTTAAAAAGTTAAGAAGTCCATTAAAATTAGTAAAAGAGAGTGTTGAAAATGCATAAATACTATAATAAGGATTATTATCCAAAGGTTGGTGAAGATGCTTTACCATGGTTACAGTATCGACAGAAATTAAGAACGAGGAAACGATACACATTGATTGGGATTACAGTATGTCTAATGATGTTAACAAGTCTGGCACTTTAACAGGCAATGCAACAGTTGATATTCTTCAAAGGAAGGTTACTTTGAAGAAGGAGCTTATACATCTTAGAAAACTTAAAGTCAACGAAGAAAGACAATCACAATTAGAATCACAAATAGAAGAATATGAAAATCTTCTAAAATCTCATAGATTAAAGAAATGAACCCAGTGAAATCGTAGGGAAATAAATAGAGTCGATTAGCGTCCTTCCGCTCGGATAAAGTTAGGAAAACATTCACATATAACTAACAGAGTAAATTGCTACTAAGGGAACAATGCATTGTTCCCTTTTTTATTTACATAAATAGTATTATGATGCAGACATTTTACGAACACCTACAAGAAGACAACTCATCCCTTGATTCAATTGGTCATGACATGCCTATGTCATCCAAAAGAAAAAAACAGTTAGAAGCTGATAAAGGAGTATTTGAGGACTTTGCAACTAACACATGGTTGGACTATAATCCACCTACTAATTCATCATTAGTCACGAAACAAGAACTTAAGATACTACAATCTTATGAAGTTTATCGTAATGATGCAAAAGAATATATGGAGTTAGTTGATACTAAACTCATGAAACCTTTCAGAAGGTATTTCAAAAAACATGATTTAGATATGAAACTTCTTGATGAGGTAGAGGTTCTAAAAGATAACCTTGCACCTATTGTACTACAACTTAAAGTACATTATAATAGACCAAGACCATCTAAACTTGCAAAATCACTTACATTCTTTAGACAAGCAAACTTCAATGTTTATCCACTAAAGACAGCAGAGACACCAGCTTATCCATCTGGACATGCAACAGAAGGTCGATTTGTTAGTTTGTATCTTGCAGATAGAGTACCATTTGAACATAAAGGTAATATTAAAAAGATAGGAGACGACATTGGAAACTCTAGACAAATTGCTGGTGTTCATTACCCAACTGATACAGAGTTTGGTCATCATCTAGCAGCTGCATTCTATTCTCACTACAAACAAAAAACAGGTCAGATGAAAGAGAAGGTAAACTTTGAAGACCTCGAAATACTACAAGAAGGTGGTATGAAAGCAAGTGGTGAAGATATATTTAAAAGAAACAATAAGAGTGATTTCATAAAAAAGGGAAGTAAAGGTGAGTTAGTTGATACTGATGGAAACAAATTAAAAATAAAAAACAATGATGCATTTCTTCGTCTTAAAAAGTTAATTAGTGGTGTA